GAAGATCGGCTGAAGTGATGGCCCGTTCTGAGTTGAAGTGGAAGTAGACGTAACCGTCACCCAGACTTTCGACCTCGAAGGCAGGACCGAAAGGCTTGATGCCCGAGATTGTCGAACCCTCGTATTGGGACTGAAGCCACCGCAGCGCATCATCTTGGGCCAAGCTTTCGCTCATCAGCCCAACATCGCCGTCCGCAACCCTATTCTCCACCCGAGGAACAGCCCTACCCAGCGCAGCGTCGCCCTCCTCTAGACCCCGCGTAACCTGTACGGCGGCATTGTCAACGTGCGAACCCTCGTGTCGCACAGCCCACTCAGCAAAAGCTTCCTTACCACCCAGCTGCTTGAAGGCGGGGTAAAGTCCCACCATCTGCTCTGTGACGCCCTTCGCGACCTGCGGTCCTCCAGTAAGGCCCTGATCCGCCAGCCCCGCGTTGTAGCCGACTTCTCCTCCTGTACCAATTCTGATATCGGGTTGGGTGGGATCTCGTGGAGGCTCTCCGTCAATCAGACGTTCGATAGCATCCTCTGCGTCTGCTTCGGCAGCCTCCGCCTCCGCCCGTGCTTTGGAGCGACCCTTTCCTTTCTCAATTCGCCTTCCCGGGGAGTTGCCCCGTCCGGCGTTCTGGATAAGTTCATTGAACTCAGGATTGGGTTGGAACGGATTAGCTTCAACGGTCCGAAGAATCTCGGTGTCGAAGTTCCGGCCCCGGAAGCGTCCGGTCTCAAGCTCCTTCCACAGACGTTCGATCTGTTTCCATGTAGCGTCCGAGTTCTCCGCGCTGAAGTTGATGATGTTCTTACTCTTGATCCCGCCGGTTACGGGATCGAAGGTATTCTCAACATACCCAATCGTCCTACTGCGGTCGCCGGTAAACAGGTCACCGCCACCAACCACCATGGGAAAGTCTCCCCCGGACAGGGGCTGGGTGTTGTCGAGAGTGGTCGCCAGCGCCCGCAGCTCTTGAAGCTCCTGAACCAGAACCAACATCTCGTCCTGCTCATCAACGTACACATCCATCAAGCGCTTAGTCCACCTGTCCCACTCATCGGCATTACGACCAAGGGTGTTAAAGACACCCATGATGTCATCACGAGCGTGGGCGGGCAGCGCCTGAATCCGCCGAAGAGCAGAGTTGGGCATAGTCCACTGTTCCAGCACACTGGCCGGAGCCTCTTCGATTGTTCTACCCATCAGGCGGAAAAACGAGGTCTTGGAGGCAGCGTCGGGGCGGTACCCGTGACGCAGTGCATCGGTAGCAGCCTCAGCGACAAGGGAGGTGAGCGACTCGACAGTGTGGGCGCTGTCTCCGGCCCGGACCTCACGCCACAGCTTCGTGCCATAGGGCCCCATCCACATGGTAGAAGCACCAAAAGTGCCCAAGCGGCCAGCATCCAAACCGGCCTCGGCAGCCTCTGCCCACATCTTCTGGGCGAAAGGCATCCGCACAAAGCGAGTAATCGCCGTTTCGGTGGTCAGCATGTGAATACCTTTGGGACCAAGCAAATAGGTCGTCGGGTCAAAGAGAAGCCCCCCGGCAATGTCAATAACCAAGCCAGTAAAGGTGCCCTCGTATCCGGCAGCCCGAGAGGGTTTAAAGTCACTAGCCCGAACCTCTTCCCACAAGTTGTCCCACTTCTCGGGGGTAGTGATCTCTCCAGTGAAAAAGTCGTCTTGCGTGTCCTCATCGAAAAGAAGAAGGTTCGCTGCCGTCGCCCACCCGAAAGTCTGCTTGCCAAGGTAACCGAGGATTCCTAGGGACTTTTCCCCGAACCTGAACTCTTCTTCTTCCAGCTGACGAAGTGAGTCCTTCATCAGAGAGGACACAATCTCATCGGTAGCGGCCTCCACCTGAGGCTTGTAGGGCTCAGTGGCCGCAGACCACCACATCAACTGGGCAAGGCGAAGATCGCCTCCAGCCAGAGTAAGCATGTCTTCTTCTGCCTGTGTGCCTGCAATCTCTGCATCCCACAAGGGCTGACCCTCGGTCTCCCACATATCAAGGATAAACCGATTCGTGTAGTTGAGTAGCCCTTCAGGAGAAGCCATCTCGCTGATCTCTTGCTTGCGCTCTAGGCTCTCCGCCTCGGCGTTTTCCCTGTCAGCCGTGTTGAGAAAATCGCGGGTGGGCTCAAGAGCAAAGCCCAGAAGACCATAGCCACCAAACGGGTTATCGCCTTCGCCCTTGCCAGTTTCCGTGAGCTCCTTTACCAGTCCGTCGTCCCCCTTGATCCGTGACCAGAGGCCGGGGTGCTGACTGTCCCAAGCCTCCTGCAATTCAGATGACAGGATGCGCCCTTCCTTGACAGCAAAGGTCACCTCGTTAATCACCAGCTCCTTGAGCGTACTCTGGTATAGCTCCTCCAGCTCTGCCATGCTGATCTCAGTTTCGGCTGGCAAGTTGGAAAGAATCTTGGCTACGTCGGGGCCCAGCACACGGAGCATGTCCGTGTTTGACATGATCTCTTCGACCTCGCGCTTGATAGTGACTGCGTGGGGATCAGCCTCAATGGCCTCACGTTGCCTCCCCAACTCTTCCTGAAGCTCGGTGTATGCGGTGTCATATGCCTGAAGGGCATCAAGGGGAGATGCGGTGGTAAGGACAGAAACCCGGCTTCCCCCGGGACCAAGCAAAGCCCAGAGGCGTTGGGCTTTCAATCGCCGTTCAGCCCCAACTGTCTCATAGTCCAAGCGCTCCTGCTCGGCTGTAACAGCATCCAATCGAGCGTTCTCTGCCATCTCTGCTTCTTGCAGCTTCAGAATCATGCCACGCAGCTGTGCAGGAGAGTCGGCCAAAGAGTCGATGAACTCAAGGGTCTCCAAGTCTTGAGTGATGAGGAACTGAGTGACAGCAACGCTGGGGTTGGGGCCGAAAGCTGTCCACACGCTCTCAAAGTCTTGCACAAACTTGGTCAGGCGGGGGTCAAACTGTTCGTTCAGTAGGTCGTAAACAGCGCCACGCTGCAGCTGGTCAACCCATCGGTCCGAGCCGAGGGCAGCCATGCTTTCAGCTTCTTCCAAGACAATGAGAATGTCAGCAGGATTGGGCATGGCTGCTTGCAGCTTGTCAATGGTGTAGGCGTCATAGAGCGTAGCGCCCACACCAAAAGTCTTCTGAATCTCGTCTTCGAGGAGATACAGATCAGTATCATCAACGTCATCCCCGCGGTGCTTGAACCGTTCTTGGCGGTTGAGCTTGACGCGGGTAGCTGTAATAGCCGATTCCGGATCGCCCAAAGCCTGACTAAACGGGGCAAATACACCCGGTTTAGCTGGCTGGGAGGCCGCGGCCCAAGCAGGGTTCCTCTGATAAGGCGGGGGTGCTGATCTGGGGGGAAGACGGCGGGGAGTCGGGGGCGGGGGCGGGTCGATATCGCTGGTCTTATCCCACCTGTCGGTGCCGTATTCCTCACTCATTGTCCACGCTGCTGGAAGTAATGGTCACGAAGAGCAGCACGAGCAATGGCACGCATCCTCGGGGTCTTCGCCTGCGATGCCAGTACGCGAAGCTTCTCGACCATAGGAGGCTCGGGAGCAGTCTGGGGATTTACAGGGGTAGCACCCGGTCCCAAGCTAAGGCCGTCCGTTGAAGGGAGCCCCGCCGGAGTAGCCTTACCCCGGAGAAGCCTTTCCAGTGGACTGCCCGAGGGACCACCACCCACGCTAGGGCCACCAGAGGAAGTAGGAGGAATGCCAGCACCACCCGAAGCATCACTAGGAAGGCCAGCTTCAATCGCGCCACGATCCCCATAATCAGTGGACCCGGGGGTGATAGCTCGTCCCGTAAGTTCTTTTCCTGCAACCACAATTAGTTCACCTTCCGCATTATGCCACCAGCTTACTGTCCTGACCCATGAGCTGGGCTAGTGGAGGAAGTCCTGCTGGGGGAGCCTGCTCTGCACTTCCGGGGATACCACCACGCGCAAGAGACTCTGCCCCCTGTAGCGCTGCCAGCGCGGGATCTTCGCCGCCGGGACCACCCGGGGGTGCTCCCTGCTGGGGTGGAGGCTGGGCGAGGAACGCCACCAACTTCCGCATGATTTCGTCATAGTCAACATCGTCCTTTTCCATCAATTCGAGGGCGTGGGCTGCAGCCGTGGGATCGCCCTGTGCCGCCATCTGCAAAACACCCGCCATCAGAGCCTGCTGCATCTGCTCTCGCATGATAAGCACGGGCTCACGGGCGGGGTCTTCGAGGAAAGGCAGCTGTTCCCTATATGTCTCCATGGATACGGCTCCGTTCGCCATGTGCATGGAGAGTCGAGTCTCTACGTTAGCAGGATCTGAGCCTGCACCGATACCGTAGGTGGCCTCAATGTCCCACGCCCCAGCAACGTCACGCTCGGGGAAGTAGGTCTCGGCCTTGTCGTTAGCATCGCGATGATCGCCCACGATCTGCTTCTCGCCGTTGCAGTACATCTCGTCCATCGCCAACAGCATCCCTGAAACGGTGCCGAAGCCAGCCTCAAACTGCTTGTGGGCCACAGCAAGACGGGCGTCCAGCTGACCCATCGAGGCATTAATGGCCCGGGCGGAGGCAATCGAAGCTCCGGGTTCACCCGTGAGCTGCTGAGGGAACGCTGCCTGCGCCCGGGCCTCTTCCGTCATCCGGGCAATCAAGTCCTTTACATCGAAGTGCTGTGAGGGGCCGATACGGTCAATACGGGCCTCGCTGCTACGACCATGTAGGATCGAGCCGGGACGGAAATCTTCGGGGTTGGCAACGTCGTACTCAAGGACGGAGGGGAAGCTGTTCTCTTCCACCGAGTAGATGGTCATTGTCATCAGACGGTGCATCGTCTTGAGGATGTGGACGGTCTGATCGAACACGCCACGGCGTTGCCCGTCAAACGTGGGGCGAACGACCTCAACAGCCGGGACGAATCCGAGCTTGTTGGGGACGTTGAGGAGGACGATGTTGCGGTTCTTGCCGCGACCCTCCCCGCTTACGTCCACAATGGCGTGGTAGAAGGTGTCGGCGTCGTACCAGAACCACTCTTCGATGTCGGTCTCTTCGGAGTTCTTGAAGTTCTCGTTGAATCCGGGGTAGCGTGAGGCCAGCTCCTGCTTGGACATGAGGCGAGCAACGAGAAGCTCCTTCACCACGCCGAGATCGTCGGTCAGGGTGTAGGTGGTGCGGGGATCGAAGCGCATGATGTAAGGATTGCGCTTGGAGAGGTCGGTCTCCCAGAAGTTCGCCCACACACCCATGATGGCTGCACCTGTTCCGGCGTAATCGCCCCAGAACAGAGAGGCCAAATCGGTCATGTGGCTGTCTTTCCACAGCTGGCGAACACGACGTTCCCGCTTCCGCGCACCCCGTTTGGCCTGAGTCCTACCTTGAGTCAGGTTAACGGGGGCGCGGAGCGAGGGGAGCACCGCACCTCCCACGGAAGCCCAGTGCGACACACCCATCTCGATGATGTTTGCGACGGTCGGAGCTTCAGGGGTCTGTGTGAGGTCAGGCCACTCGACGTACCACTCCCCGTTGACCACATGGGTCACGGTCTTGATACGCTGCTTGTGTTCGTCGTGCCGATCCACAAGCATATCCCGGCGCGCCCAACGATCCCCGAGATGCTGGTAAGTGCCAGTTGCTCGGGTGTCTAGAGAGGCGGGACCGGGACGAGAAGTAGCCATCAGTCAGAACTATACACTCCTCTGGGCCAAACCGCGCTGGCGCACACCCGGAGGCACCCCACGGCGTTCCATGAAGTGCTGTTGTGCCACCTTACGGTGTTGGGTCACAGATGTCTCTCCGTTGGCTACCCAGAACGCAACGATGGCGTCCTGTGCAGCGTCAGCGTAGGGGAATACCAGCATGTCGTCAATCAGGGGTTGCAGTCTGGTGCGATCATCCTCTCCCAAGCAGGGGAAAGCGATCAATCCGTTGGTGAAGAGGCTCGCCGTCGCACTGATACCATACTCCTCATCCCACTTGGACCCCCGCTTCTTACCCCTACCAATGGTCGCATGACGCACAAGGCGCGTGCCCGCAGCCTCTGCTCGGGCGAGGAAAGCCTCATCACCCATCAGGGTGGGGGCGAAGTTGACCTCAAGGACAGTAGAGGAGATCTGGTGCTCGGCGTAGCGGTCCCAGAACTGGTAGAACAGCTTGGATCGGATGCCTGTGGCCCCCAGCTGGGAGCCTACGAAGATGTCCACCACAGTACGGACTCGAGTTTCGGGGTCGAGGGCCAGTAGTACGGAGGCTGCACGCCCGGAGGTGGCCGGGTCCACACCAAGGATGAGGATCTCGTGATCCATAACAGTGCCCAAACGCCGGGTGGACCCCAGCTCAAAGGCTTTCTCGATGTGCTCCATGCGGAAGACGTTCTCGGATTGCTCCACATCCTCCTGCTGGTAGACCAAACGCCACCGGGCGGGGTCACGGGCCATGATCTCGGCCCGAATATCCCTCAAACCGGGCTGATATCCGGTGACAATGGTGTCGTCAAGGGGGTCCTCAAAGGTGTCATAGCCGTCCAAGGTCCAGTATTCAGGCCAGTTTGGGCTCTCCTGCTCGGTCCATTCATCGTAGATAGCGGGGATGTAGACGCCCCGGAACAGGCGGTTGTTCACCCACGACTTCTTCCACTGGCCGTACAGGTCGAAGGGGAAGAGGCGGGTGCCGTTGACTACGGTCTGACCCCTCTGGGCACGGGATCGGGCCTCATTGGTGAACCACTGGTCAATCCGGTCCCTCTGCAGCTCTGAGATCTGGTTATCGAGCACAAGGGAGTCATCGAGGATCAGGAGGTCGAGTCGGGCTCCATAGATCTGCTTTCCAATGCCTAGAGCCTGAACGGTCGGGTCGCGCTCACCAGACTTGCGGTGCTTGATGTAGATCTGGTCGGCTGACCATTCCAGCTCTCCGTGTGCGGGCTTCCACCCGTTGAACTCGGAGATGAGGTTGCCTTCGGTGTCATCGTAGAGATGATCCTCGGTGAGGTACCGCTTGATACGGGTGAGGAGGTCTTGCGCCTTGGAGCCCGACTTAGACACCAGCGCCACACGAATATCAGGGTCTTGAGCAATACGGTACAGAACATACCAAAGAGAAACGAGAGTAGACTTACCAGACTCAGGGTGACCAAGGACGAGAACGAGCCTCGCGTAGGGATCGAGGAGCGCTTCCGCAATGCGTAGTTGGTGTTCTGCAAGATCAAATCCTCCATAGCGTTTACAGAATTCAGCGAAGGTGAGGTGGCTCAGGTCAGGGTACTCCCAAGCGCTGAGCCCAGTACCCGAGACAATCTCTTCGGCTTCGGTGCGCCACGCTGGGTAGCGCTTCTTGGTCCCGTACCACCACTGGTAGTCGTAGCCCAGCTTCTCCGCAGCCTGCGTGTAGTTGTACCCGTGGCGAAGCAGCTCGAGGAAGCACTCCATTGCCCACGCGAGGTACTGGGAGGTGCCCTTCTTGGTAGGGGGGTCAGGGAGCCAAACTTGTTTGGTCTGGCCCCCCGAGCCCTTTACAGGTGTGAGCCCGGGTGTCCACAGCTGTTCACGAATAGCCTGTCGGTCTGACTCGTTGTCAGACTCGCTGTAGACAGGACGGCCTCTGCCGCGCTTAGCTGGCTGCTCTTCCAAGAACCTTCACCTTCGCTCTGAAATGGACCCCCGTATTGTAGAGGGAGTCAGGCTCTACGGATACCCGCACCCACTCCGCAGTCTTCGTGCCGTGCACCAAGACCTCATCGGGGAGGGTCAGGATCGTGTTCGGCCACAGGTCAGGGATCTTCATCCAGACGAGCTTACGCGCCCGCCCCAGAATCGTCGCTGTCGTCTTCAGGTGTTTCGAGGGCATAGATAAGCCTTTCGAGTTGTCCTTCGTCGTCG